CAGACGGCAAGTCTTTGGGGTAAACTGAACCGCGCCAGCCTGCCACGACCGCAGGTCCGGGCCGGGGCACTTAACCTCGGAGATGATTCAGGAAGATATGAAGATCTTATAACCACGGAGAGCGCAGCGCGGCCAAGCCGCAACCACGGGGGTTAGCGCCGAAAATTCGGCGCATTTAACTTCTGACAGATAAAGAGTTTGCAGGATCCAATGGACAAGGGTTCATACTTAGTCTTTGCCCAAGAATTTGCGCAGGGCTCGAAGAAATTGAGCGTTAGTAGAACGGACTTGCACGGAAAAGAAATTCTAACACTTCTTTATGTCTTCTTTCCGTGGTGGTCCGTGTTTTCCGTGGTTGAATCTCTTATGCCCATAGGGTATTGGTCGAACTGAAGTTGATCGGGACTTCCCCGAAACCGTCGCCGTTCACGTCGATTTCGACCGTCGTTGAAGCGAGCAGGCTCTCCGCCTCGAACCGGTACCGTGCGGCGAGCATCGCGTACATGCCGCCCTTCGTGATCATGCTCTCGCAGATCCGCGACAGGGCGTAGTAGGCGCAGACGTTCTTGATCCGGGGCGTCACCAGGAACTGATTCGATGCCAGCGCCGCGAACAGCCAGCGGTTCGTCAGGCTCGTCCGGCGGCCGCCGCCGGTGTACCAGGCGTCCAGGGCGAACCCGTGGTAGCCCAGGAGCGAGACGTTGCCGCCCCGGTAGTTCCGCAGGGTCATCTCGTCGAGCCAGTCGCGCGAGTCGGCGCAGGGGTCGTCGAATCCCGTCGTGCTGTCCGGGACTTGGAGATCGTCGATCCACGGGGCGATCTTGCGAAGATCCACGATGCCGATGTAGCTCGGCCGCGGGACGGCCGCGACCGGCGAGGCGATGATCTCCAGCGATGTGCCCCGGGGCAGGAGGGCCGTGGTCCGGCTCAGCGTGCCGGCCCGGGTCGCGTAAGCCTGGAGATAGCAGAGCCCGAAAGCCAGGCCGGCCGAGTCCGTGTCCTGGAGCGTCACCTGGTACTGGGCGTTCGTCGCATTGATCCACGAGGCCGTCGAAGTAAGCAGCGGCACTTCGTTCGACCCCGCCCAGACCTTCGCAGTCAGCACGTCCGTGCCCAGGAAGATTCCCGTGGGGACCGTCCCGTCCGGGTTTGTCACCTGGAAGGGGAAGTCCCGGGCCGTGCCCTGCGCAAGCTCGACTGCGATCGCCATAACATCCTCTTAACCACGGAAAACACGGACCACAACGGAATAAGATATAAATAAGTTTTAGAATTTCTTTTCTTTTCCGTGTCTCTCCGTGCTTTTCGTGGTTGAATCGCTTTCGTCTTCAATCTGCCGTGGTCAAACCCACAGTGATGAGCGTGGTCCGCTCGGGGTCGATGTCGAACGGGTTGATGTTGCCCGTGGTGATGAGCGTGGTCCGCTCGGGATCGATCCCGAATGCGTTGATGTTGCCTGTCGAGATCAGGACGGACGTGAATTCATAGGGAAGATAGAGCGGGCCGACTCCCGCGCCCGACGCGGTTGAACCGTCGAACGTGGTGCTATTGAAACTGTTTCGATTCATGGGACCACGTCTGTATTATGATGCCAGAAGTACAGTAAAGTTGTCCCAACGACCAAGGCTGGTCTGCGTCGAAGGATAGGTCGATGCATAGCCGATTCCAGCCTTCGTCGCCGTGTTGAGCGTCGAATCAGAGGTGGTCCAGAGCAGGGTTCCATCCAGGTAGGTGGTGATCGTGGAACCCAGCGCGTGCACTCGCAGTGTCGTGTAGGCGGGGTAGCTGGTCGTGCTGTTCACCGTGGTGGCCACACCGGCCACCACTTTCATCAGAACGATCGGACCATCCCATCGATTGGCCAGGAGCCAGTAGTTATTGAAATCCTGGAATCGGAAGCAAATGCCGGTCTCGCCGGTCCCGAAGTTTCCCAGCCGTCGGTTCACTCTCACGTCCTGGCTGGCGGTTCCGGTCTCGACCCACGTCACTGGCAGGGCCACGGGAGAGTACAGAAGCACCGCGTAGCCGAGCAGAATCCCCCAGGTGTCCGCCGACTTGACGTTCCATGCCTCAATTCCCTGCGAGCCGGTCTCCGTGGAGCCCATCGAAGGGGTGGCACTGTGGAACCATGTCGAACTCCTGCGGCTGAACGAATCGAAGACGATCGCACCGGCAGGCGTCAATGGCGGAGTGGGGATGACTTCGCCCCACGATGCGGGCAGCCCGGTGGGATTGAACGGGCATGTAGGATCAGAAACGTGAGAGGGACATGGGAAGTACGTCTGCCCTGTTGTGATTTGGTACTTGTCCACCCCCTGGCTGGCATTGAACGGTCTGCCGGGATGGAATTTCCCGTTGTATCCGACTGGTGATAGGTCAGGGACCAGCGGACCCGATTTCGTGTAATCCCACAGGCCGACGATGTTGGCCGAAAGATCGACACCCATCGGCCGGTTTCCAGGGAAAATCTCGGGATGAAAAGCCCGCGGCGCGGAATACGGGTAGGCTCCTTCGATGGCTCGCAGCCAGGCGATTCGGCCGGTCATGTTGGAGTGGTCGGAGCCACCCACGTAGAGCACGTTCTCGTAGCTCTCGGTGGTATTCCACCTCCCACTCGGAATGTTGGTTTTCCCGGTAGGCACGCCATAGATATAGCAATATGCATTCGTGCCATCGTAAGTCATCGCGGAATGATGCCACTCGCCGTAGGCCGGCGCGTCATCTCCGCCGAAGGACTGGATCGCCGTGCCGCTCCACAGGTTTCCGGTCTGCGCGGAGGCCTGGTAGCCGAACAGCAGTGCATGGTCTCCGCCGTACCCGGCCGAGATCCAGTAGCCATAGTACGTCCGGTTCATCACAAGCATGTCATAGAAACACGCCCCGAGCGCTGAGCCGTCCGAGAGCCAGAAACAGCCATGGCCGATATTGGTCGAAATCCCGTCCGGGAAATCCATCGGCGTCGGGGTATTGATCACCTGGATCGCATTGATAACTGCTGAAATTGCATTCGCCTGCCCGGCGGTCCATCGCATCTCGACGATGGACCCTGCGGCGAAGTTCTGATCTGTCGTTCCTTCCGCCGCAGTCACACCCGTCAGGGTGTCAGTGGATCGACCGGTGACCGTGTAGATCGTCGAGATCTCTGCGACGGTCCGGTAGGTGCCCACCGTGGCCACCGTGACCTCGATGGGAAACGTCGAGCCGAACTGGGCACCCTGGCCTGGGCTGAGGACCAGCGATCCCGCACCAGCGGTGTAAGCGCTCGCCAGAGTGGCGTAGGTGTTGTTGATGAAGGTGTTGAATGTGGTGGACATGGCGAGTCTCAAGCAGTCAGAATGCCGAGTGCCTTCAGGGCAGTGACGATGTCACCGATCGTGTAGGTCGAACTGCCCGATGCACCGGTAAACGTGCTGCCGGCCAGGACGGCGGTCCCCGTGTTGGCCGTCATTGACGTGTTGCCGCCGCCACCGACAGGCTGAACCACGGGCGTGGCCCCGAAAAGCCCGAGCAGGGCCGCGGAACCGTTCGACTGGATCTGGACGCCAAGCCGTTTCCCGGCGTTCGAGCTGGTATAGTCACCGGCATAGAGCAGGAGGTTGCCAGTCCAGGAAGCATCCGTCGAAGTGTTGAACGAGGAAGAAACGATGCCGCATGACCGTTCGGTGGTCGCGCTGGAATTGCCCTGCAGAAAGAGCGATGATCCAGCGGTAGAACCACAAAGAATCAAAGAAGTGAAATTGCCAGAATTTGATCCAAATACGACTTGATTGGCCCCCGCTGTGGCCAGGTAACCGGCGGCAAACGAAGGATTGCCGGAAGCAGTGGCCTGGCGTCCCAACGCTATCGAGTTGGATCCACTTGCCACCGCCTGTAGGCCGACGGCCATGGCGTAGGTGCCGGACCCATTGTTCGCGCTGACTCCAATGGCGATCGAATGATCGGTAGCGGAGCTGGACACTCCGATCGCGATCGAGTTGGAGCCGGCCGCGGTCGAGCTGCATCCTAGTGCTGTAGCATTCGTGGCACTGGCGACGGACAATGCACCAAATGCTTCACTACTGGTGGCACCACTCGCATTGGAAAACCCGTTTGATACCAACAGTGTGCCGTTGTACGTCAAGCTCGAGCTGGCTGCCAGATTGCCGGATCCATCGATGTAAAGCACTGCATGATCGACTGGACTGCCGACTGCACCGCCGACGGTTGCGCCACCGGCGGATGCCGCCCAAGCCGGTGCACCCGATACGACGGTCAGTACCTGATTCGTGCTCCCGATTCCCACCCGTGCCGGCGCACCGGCCGTTCCGCCGATGATGATGTCGCCGGCGGTCGTCATCGGGTTGGTCAGCCCGCCACCGGCCGCCGCCCAGGCGATTCCCTCCGCGGCTGTGGATGAGGCAGTCAGGACATAGCCATCGGTCCCCACGGGGAGCGCCGCCCACTCCATCCCGGGCGGAGGCGGATTGATCGAGCCGCGCGGCGGAGTCCCTGTTACTCCAGGCTGGATTTTGCCGACCGGAATCGCACCGTGGCTGACATTTTGCCTGTTGAGTTCCATGGAAATAGCAGCCGACAGGAAGGAAGATCTTCACTGTCGGCTTGTCCTTTCTGATCGCTGACTGCGAGTCACTTGGAAGTTGATGATCAGGCGTAGGCTTTCAGCAGCTGGCAGAGATATGTACTAACGGCCGTGCAGGTCACACTGACCGTGTCAGTGGCGCTTGCCGTGGTGGTCAGTGTCTTGGAGCCGCCGACGAAGATCGAGCCCGTCGGGAAAGTCCCGGTGCGCGAACCGGTGCCGTCCTGGGTGAGCTCGAGGAGGATCGTTTGACCAACCGTGACGTTCGCGTAGATGAATGTCACGTTCGCGGTCAGCGTCAGCACGAAAATCGTGCCGGTACTCCAGTCGATCGTCTGGGATGCAGCGAACGTGGGGGAGACGACCGCGCCCTGGCCGGCCGGACGCAATTACCACCGTTCGCCGTCACCAACCGGCTGGAATCCCAACGTGTAAGCGGTTTCGGCGCCTGCTACTCCGAGAATCATGAGATTGCCGCCTTTCAACTTAGCAGTTGATGATCACGCCGAAGTCGGGACGGATGACGCCCAAGGCGTAGCCGAAGTCGACCGTGACAAAGAGGGCCTGGTAGATATGGACGTAGCTGACCATGACCCGCAGGGGGATGCCCTGGAGATCGATGTAGCTGACGTCGACGACGTTGCGGGCCTCGTCCGGCGTGGCGATCGGCCGCAGGGCCAGGGCGATTGCGTACTCGTGCAGGGCCAGGTTGGTGTAGCTCTGCACGGTGGCGATGCCCGCGCTGATGTTGTTGGTCGGCCAGCCGGTGCCCGCCGCCGTGCCGACGACGGTCCCGGCCGTCGCACTGGTGATGGTGGCCACCTGGTAGAGCTGCGAGCCCGGATTAGTATCGCCAGCGATCGAGATCCACTGGCCGACGGCGAGCGGGGAGGTGGTCTGGAAGAAGGTATTGGTGCCCGTGATCACACCCGCGTTGCTGATCGCCACCGTGCCGGCGAGGTTGGTGATGAGCCGGGCGCTCGTGGTGGCTGTCGAGCCGCTATACGTCGAGCTGAGCACGATCGTCGTGTCGCTTGTGACGGTCGAGACCTTGTACTGAGTCTTCGTCGGGTCGTTGCCGAACGTCAGGTAGGATGTGCCGGCCGTGAGCTGCTGCGTGAACACGGTGTTCAGGCCGGTCACATTGGCCGAACCGTTCGTGACGGTGAGCTGGCCGTAAAGGATCGAGCCCGAGGCCGTCGGCATCTGCTGATCCCAGATCACCTGGAAGTTGAAAGCATGCGCCAAGTCGGCTTGCTCGCGCGCCTCGCGGGCGATGGCGGCCGAAACCAAGCTCTCCTGCACCCAGGCGTTGTCGCCCAGCATCTTGCGGTATACCTGGTTGTGGACCATGAGCCGGAGCTTGGCGGAGTCCTCGAGCGGGACCTTCTGGTCAGCCAGCGTGGCCCACGCGTTGAGCTGGTCGGTCACGAGGACCTCGCCCTGCGTCCCACCGATGATCGGGGCGTTGCTGTTGAAGTTGGTGGGGGTGATCAGCGCGGCGATCTGGCCGTTCAGGTACTCACGCGCCCTCTTGTAGAGGGGGTCAAAGAACTTCTGGGCAAGGTCGACCGCCGTCTGCCATTGCTCGAAGTCCTGGAATTGGAGGGCGGCGCCGGCCCGGGTCTGGAAGACCAGGGGGATGTAGTTCGGGTTGACCGACGTCGCGGTCAACTGGCCGTTGTTGATGGCCTGGAGTGGGCCCACGTCGGGGAAGTACACATCGACCGTCTTGCCGATGCGCGCGGCTTCGGGCTTGACGTCCTTGTAGACGGCGTCGAGCAGGGCCGTGCGCCCGACCTTCGCCTTGTTGTACTCGTCAGCGCCCGCGACGAGCGTCTCGAAAAATGCAGCGAAATTGTTGGCCATGAAGGGCTCCTAATAGTGGCCAGTGGCCAGTGGCCAGTGGTCAGTGATGACGAATTGAGAAAGAACGGGGGGAGGGAAACTCAACCACGGAAAGCACGGACAGGACCACGGAAAAGAAAAACTAAAAGTTATTTATGTAGTGTTTCTTTTCCGTGTATTTCCGTGTTTTCCGTGGTTAAAGGTCTTGGTCTTTCAGCGGAATCGCCCCTCTTTGGCAGCCGCGGTGATCAGCTCGCGGTTCCTGGGATCGAGCATGAACTTGGGATCGGCCCGCATCTCCTGCGTGACGATCGTCCCGTCGCCGCCCTGGTTGCGGTCTTTGCTTCGGCCGCCGCCGGCAGGCTCGGGAGCATTCCCGATCTCCAACCCATACTTCGTCCGGGAAGTCTCCCTGGCGGCCGTGGTGGTGGGATTGGGCTCGGGGTCGAAGGCGTAGTCGGCCTCGGTCTTGAGCTTCGCCACGAGGCTCTGAAGGGCCTTCTCGTCGATCTCGTCGGCCCCGGCCTTGTAGCCGGAGACCTGCCAGAGATGCTTGAGCGCGGCGTCTTTGGCCTTCGCACCCTTGGCCAGCTCGGCGAACTTGTCGAAGTGGGTCCGATCGCGGATCGAGGCCTCCAGTTCGGCGATCCGGGCGGCCTGGGCGTCGGGGCTCGATACCTGGGACTTGAGGCCGTCGCGCTCCGAGGCGACTTCAGTCAGAGCGTCGCGGTACTCGTCGCGCTGGGACGTCAGGGTCTGGAGCTGGGCGGTCAGGCTGGTGACCTGGCTCTGGAGTACATCCAGGGCAGTTGTTTCGTTCGCCATCGCTGGGGATTCCTCTGGGGTTTCGGACATGCTCAATACCTCTTCCCGCGCGCCTTGGCCACCGCAGCCTCAGCCGCGTTCCGCTTCGTCACATCGAGCCCGTCGCCTTTGACCGGGCCGGCCTTTGTCGCAGCGAGTTTCGGTTCGGGGGCCTTGCACGCCGCACCGCACCGGCCGCACTTGCCGTTCATGCACATGGTCAGTCCAGTCTTGGTTGCAGGATCTGCCGAACTTCCTCGAATGTCGCCTCGGTCAGCTCGGCACGATGCCGCAGCGATTCGCCCATGTCCGCCATGATCGTCGGCCAGGCCGGCTCCCGCTCGGGATGGCGCGCGACACGCTTCACAGCCCGGTAGGCTCGCACGGCATTCCGGGCCAGTTGCTCGTAATCGATATCCACCTCAATCGCTCGCTTCCGCACTCGAGTTCGGGCCCGTGACGTCGTTGTCCGGCTCATCTTCCTCGGGCGCCGCACCGCTCACGTCATCCTCTTCCGGCGGCTCTTCCTTGGGCGGCGCAATCGGGTTCTGCTTGGGCGGCCCCTTCTCCTGCGCCTCGGCTTCGTCCTCCGCGACCTGTTCAATGTGCGCGATCGCCTGGTCTCGGTTGAGCCCATAGCGATCCATGCACACCGTGACCCTCGATTTGATGCCGAGCTGCATCTCCCACTCGTCCGACTGGTCGCGGTCGGGGCCCGGGATCGGGATGCGGGGCTCCGCCCAAGCCAGGAGGAGTTGGAGCTGCTTCGACTGCTCGAGCAGATCGGCGTGGCCGTAGTGGTTGCCGCACGCGGTCAGGATCTTGCGGGCCAGGCACATCTCGGCGAGCTGGTAGATCGGCCGCCGCTGCCTCGCCCGGGTAAGCAGGGGCGCGGCCTTGATGACCAGGCTGATCCCGGACGGTGCGTCGCTGTACTCGAGCTCGAGGGCCGTATAGGGCAAGTTGACGGCCGTCGACACTTGCTTCATGTACTTCTCGAGGTCGACCCAGATACTCTCGATCGCGAGCTGAGCTTGCAGATATTCGGCCGAGGGCTCCCCTCCATCGGCGTAGCCTTCCCCGGTGTAGCCCGTCCCGCCGCGACAGAGTCGCATGAACCGGCCGGGCCCGATCTCC